CAGAGCCTGAGCCAGAACCTGAAGATCCTGAACCAGAGCCTGAGCCAGAACCTGAAGATCCTGAACCAGAGCCTGAGCCAGAACCTGAAGATCCTGAACCAGAGCCTGAGCCAGAACCTGAAGATCCTGAACCAGAACCTGTGCCAAAGCCTGAAAAACCTTCTAAGATTAAATATTTTATAATAGGAGGAGTAGTGTTAGCTTCATTAATTTTATTTTTTGTTTTATCTCAATGTGGAGAAATAGAATATGTGGATTGGGATCAAAAGTTTTTAGATGAAATAAATAATAATCCAAATTGAAATTGACATCGTTATCTTAATTTGGTATTATTAATATATATGGAAAATAAAACAGGACAATTATTAACAGAAAACATTGCTGGAGTAAATAGAATTTTACCTCACAAGCATAAGTATGCATGGGATTTATTTTTAAAAAGTTGTGCAAATAACTGGATGCCTACTGAAATCAGTATGCAGAATGACATTAAACAATGGAAAAATGATGAAATCACAGAAGATGAAAAATTACTCGTTAAACGCTGCCTTGGGTTCTTTGCTGGATCTGAGTCTTTGGTTGGCAATAACTTGCTTCTTTCGGCTTTTAGATTTATTACTGATGCTGAGTGTCGTCAGTACATTCTTCGTCAGGCTTTTGAAGAAAGTCTTCATAATCTCACGGTAGTATATGTGTGCGATAGCCTCGATCTAAATATAGAGGAGGTTTTCGCTGCATACGAAACGATTCCAAGCATTAAAGCTAAGGATGATTTTTTAATGGAAATCACTAATGATATTAGTCGTCAAGACTTTGATCCTCATACTACAGAAGGTAAGCAAGAAATTCTTCGAAACTTTCTAACTTATTGGATAGTATGCGAAGGAACATTTTTCTTTAGTGGATTCGCTATGCTTTTGGCGCTGGGTCGACAAAATAAGCTGCAGGGAATCTCTGATCAAATCAAATATACTTTGAGAGATGAAAGCTCGCATATTGCATTTGGAACGTATTTGATTAACACTTTAATTGAGCAAAACCCTGAGATTTGGACAGAAGAAATTCAAAATGAATTTGTAGAACATATGAAAAAAGCTGTTGAGCTTGAGATCGCATACGCTCATGATGTTTTACCCACTGGTATCCTTGGGTTGAATGCAGATATGTTTGTTGACTATATGCATTATATTGGTAATCGTAGGCTTGAAGGTATTGGATTAGATTACCGTTTTCCTAGCGACAAAAATCCTTTTCCTTGGCTTAGTGAAGTAGTTGATGTTCAAGCGATGGGTAATTTCTTTGAGCGCAGGGTTAGAGAATACCAGCAAAGTGGAGCTCTTGAGGATGATTTTTAATCTCGGAATAAGTTTGCAAAGTTATTAAGTTAATTCTTTATTCTACAAAAAAGCCCCCATTTGGGGGCTTTTTTATTAAGCTGATATATAATGTTAAGCCAATATATCAAGTAAAGGTTCACCTTTATGAGCTATTGTAAATGGCCTTCCAGAAGGAGAATACTGGTAGTCATTTAGAGGAAGTCCTAAAGTATGAGCAATAGTTGCATTCAAGTCTTCTGGCTTGATTGGTTTGCCTTCTATAGGAGATCTTCCTGTTTTATCGGTTTCCCCGTAAGTCATACCACCTTTGATTCCGCCTCCTGCAAGAAATGCGGTAAAGCAGTAAGGCCAATGATCTCTTCCGTCTCTACCGTTAATATTTGGGGTTCTTCCAAATTCAGAAGTTAATACCACCAAAGTCTCCGAAAGCAGACCTCTTCTGTTCAAATCAAAAAGTAATCCGCTTAAAGCCTGATCTATGTCTGCGCAATTCGCTGCTACTCTATCAAAGTTGTTATCGTGAGTATCCCATCCTCCTCGCGTTACTTCGACATATCTAACACCGTTTTCAACCAATCTTCTTGCTAATAAACAACCTTTTCCGAAATTAGTTTGACCGTAAAGCTCGCTTGTTGCTACTGTTTCTTTTGTTATATCGAAAGCGTTTAAATCGTCACTATTCATTAATTTAACTGCATCTTTATATAGATCAGAGTAAGCTCTAACTTGTTTTTGAGGAAACTGAGTAGAAAAATTCTCATTTAATGCCTCTGCGATAGATATTCTGCTTTGAAAATGCTCGTGATCTAGATATGATGCCATTTTACTATTAGATAATCCTGCGGCTGGATTATTGATTGGTAAGGCGCCATATTTAGATTCTAGAAATCCTGCTCCACCTCCTCCTCCGCCAATTTTAACATTGGATGGAATGGTTCTATTTATTGCACCTCCAAGTTTAGAAACCCAGCTACCAAATGTTGGGTGCACAATAGTGCCTCTTTTGAGGTAACTGGTATGCATAAGATAACTCGCTTGTTCATGAGCTCCCTGACTAGTATTCATAGTTTTAATAATTGCACCATGATGCATAAACTGTGCGGTTTTTGGTAAATTTTCTGATAAAATCACTCCGTCTGCACTAGTTGGAATAGATTTTGTCGGCCCCTGAATATCTGGCGCATCAGGCTTTGGCCCAAAAGTATCAAGGTGAGACATGGCTCCTGACATATTTAAATATATAACGTGTCTAGCTGTTGGTATTCTGGATGCAGGCTCAAGGGCGCTAACATTGTTATGTATATAAGCTCCGGCCATAGGCATTAAGCCTACTCCAAAGCACGCTTTTGCGGCATACGCAATAAATTCTCTTCTTCCTAATTCATCTACTTTCATAATTTTATTTGGTTTTAGTTTTTATTTTATAAATATAAATTCGTGTGTGTTTATTAAAGTCCAGATTATTTCTTTATATACCTCTTTCTTATCTTTTAATGACGATTTAAATAAAGATATTTCTTTTGAGGATGGATTTCTATTTAGAATATATCTAAATCCAACTTTAATTTTATCATCTAGAGATTTTTGAGATTGCACTGCTTTAATAATTTCAAAGTTTTTATTTTTTAATAACCTTGTTTCTACAAAACCGTTAAGCAAATTGAGTACCTGGGTTGCAGAGGCGCTTTTATTTGAGTTTTCGATCTGCTCCCTATCTGAACCACCAAACTCACGAATAAGGTGCCCTACGGGGGCAGGAGAGGATAATTCAGAAGCTCTTACGGAATTACGATCTTTTACAAAGTTTTGTTTGTAATCGTCTTTCTTGGTTTGTTGCTGGGATTTAAATTTATCAACACAAGATTCGCAGCAAAATGCAACCGTCTCTCCGTTTTCATTAAGAGCTAATAAAGTTGGATCAATAGCTCTGCCTGGTTTAATTGGGCAATCTGTATTTATTGGTTCTGTGAATTTTGGTTTATTTGCTGTTTTTGGCCTTTCGGTTTTATTTATTTTGGCCATAAGATCTTGAAATAATTCTTCACCAGTCATTGCCGAAAAGTTTTGAAAGTCTTCGTAGCCTTTTGTGTTTTGCTGAAGTTTTCTGGAATCTATATCGTTAAACGTTAAATTTACTAATGAATCCCAGACTTGTTCGCCACTCATTCTTTCAAGCATTGGCCCTTGATAGAAATATGGAATAGCGTTGTGAGATTGTTTTTCAGAATTTGGTCCTGCGATAATCCATTTTACATCTACAGGCATAGACTGATCTTTATTATCTTTTGGGATAACATCTCTTATTACAGATTGACGCTGAAAAGTTTTTGTGTTATATAATACCCTTAAAAACTCTTTTAAATCGTAATCTAAAGCTACCATAACTTTTTCCAAATGTAGCTGAAGTTTTGGATCTGTAGCTAATGTATCATCAAACATGTTATCAATTGGCTCAATTAAAGCTAGTCCAAAAGCTTCTTTCCATAACCTATTTACAATAACAGCTGTAAATCTAGGATTCGAATCTGTTGCAAGCCAATTTGCATATATTTCTCGAGACCCTGCTTGAGGAGCTTTTGTTTTTATGTCGATTTCTTTTCCAAAAATTGTTTTTCCAGATAACATTTCGCTCGGCTTTGCGTTATCATATTGATAGTCATTTGGTAAATTAATTTTTCCTGAACCCAGGCTATCTAGACCTGTTTGAAGAATGTCTTGAATGCCCCTAGATTCATTTCTTAGCTGTCTAGATTTTTGCGGCTCGCCTGCTTGCTCTAGCCTTCTTTGTTCTGTATTAACCAATCTATTAAATTGACCTAAATTATCAACACCTCTTCTTCTTAGATTTGTCGAACCGCTTGTGAACGCAGCCATTTCGTAGAATTGTTTTTGTGTCCAGCGATCAAATGGATGATCATGGCACTGGGCGCATTCAAGACTAGTACCAAGAAAGATGCGAACTGTATTGGCCATATTGTCGAGGGGCATGTTTACATCTCGCGCAAAGTAACTAACTCCTTCATTACCTCTTTCCCATAAAGCTCCAGATGAAGAAAGCATTTCTCTTACCCAAACATCATATGGTCTATTATTTGATATAAATTCTTTTACATAATTTTTATATGGTATACCTGATACTCTATTATTTAATCTATCTTTAATTCTTAATATATCTGCCCAAAAGTTAAACCAATGACTTACATATCCTTCGCTACCTAATAGTTGATCTATTAATTTTGATCTTTTGTTTTTGTCTTTACTATTTAAAAAGGTGTCTACTTCCGTTAACGACGGAGTTCTCCCGATAACCTTTAAATAAGATCTGCGCAAAAATGTAGCATCATCAACTTCTTTGTTTGGTTTGAGGTTATATGATCGTAATTTTGTTTCAATTAAACTATCAATATATCTTGCATGGGTATTTAAATCTTTATCTGATAGTGGTTTTTTAAATTTCGGCAAAGCTTCGTGGCTTGGCGGGAAGTTGTTTTTGATATAAGCTTGATTATCTTCGGTAAGAGAATCTATTGCTATTCTAAATAATTGTAGATCACTTGCTCTTTTTATTAAAGCGTGAGTTGCATTTGCCTCAAGAATATCTCCTTTTAAATCTTTTCCGTTATTAAAATAAAGAGTATCAGCGAAACAGTAAATTGATGATAATAATAGTAAAAGTAGTTTTTTCATAATAAAATTATTACACTATTTGATTAATTTGTCAAGAAGTTTTTTAATCGCGCCAACAAAAAAGCCGCCCATTTCTGAGCGGCTTTAGGAACATTATATTAGATAAAGTTTAATCTTTATCGCTTTTTTGCTTAAAAAGCGCAACGATAAGCAAAAGAGTGATAATTCCCGCTAAGGAAGCCCCTTCTCCTACGAATCCTGTGACAACATCCTGAAGGTTGCCAATAACATTAATGGGTGCTCCTGCGCCAAATACGACCTGGGCGACAACGAGCAATCCGATAATAGAGAGCAGGACACTGGTAACTCCTCCTGCGTAATTTTTGATTGTATCTATTGTATTTTTCATAATTAAATTAGAAAGAAAAGGTGAATGATGCGGAAAGTACGTCTTCTCCGTCAATTGAGTCTGAGTCTACTCGATCGTATCCAGCAGAAGCTTGAACTGAATCTGTCAAGGTTTTTGATAAAGATAATCCGAGAGAATAATAATCATTATCTTCAATGCCGTATCTATCGGAATTACCTAAAGCGCCAGCCAATGTCAAGTCTGCGAAGTTCAGGTCAAAAGTATGAGAAGCTCCACCTTCAAATACATAATTATTATCGCTAGTATCTCTAAGAATTAAAAAATACGGGGATAAGGCATAATTAAGACTTAATTCAAGGGCTGCATCAAGTTGACTGCCTCCATCGATGATTTCTTCATGCTCAAGTCCGACATAAACGTTTAATAAGTCTCCAATTGCGCTGGAAACGCCGCCAGAGAAAATATAAACACTCTTTCCATCAGAGAGCTCGTCAAAAGATGAAACTGAGCCTTCTACGTTCAGACTTTCGACTTCTGCGCCATAAGATACTGAAGCCGAAATACTTTCTTCGGTCAAAAGCGAACCTTTACTGAATGTATCGGTGCCATAACCCAAGGAAACGGCGCCTGATCCAGCATGGACTGCGTTAATAAAAAAAGCTGCTACAAGAGCAGTAACTGTTATTAGTTTGGTTTTCATAATTAAAACTCCAGATTATAAAACAAAAACTATCGTTTGTCAAGTAATTTTTATTCTAGTCTTTGATTTTTCTTTTTTTCTTGGTATTGTAATCTCTAATATGCCATTATTCATTTTTGCTGATATTTTTTCTTGATCCAATTCAGAGCTTATTTTAAATGTATTTTTAAATCCATCTTTAAATATTTGTTGTTGAGTATATTTTCCTTCGATAGATTCTTCTTTTGGGCTTTGATAAGAAACAATTAATTTATCAGCTTGACAGTCGATGTTTATATCTTCTTTTGGTATGCCAGGAGTAAGAAGTTCTATTACGGTTTCTTTTTCTTTGGAAATAACATTTGCTTGTACTGGATAATCATCTAAGCTTTTAAACTCATCATTATCTAATAAGTCATCAAATATATTTTTAAATGTATCAGAAATAAATTTTGGTTGATATTGTTTTTTTAAGTAGTATGCCATTTTGTCTCTTTTTTTAAGTGTTATAAACTAGTGTGTAAATTTGTCTCTTAAATCACTAAATTCAAGTATTTACTATTAAAGTATTGCTAATAGTATGCCAAAAAATTAAGATCTAAACAAAAAAGGTTTCCACTCTTCTCGCTCTCGCTGAAATGGGTGAAAGAATGGATATGGGTTGGCGGGCTTAAGCTCTTTTCCTTCTTTATTTGTATATGGATAAATTGCCGCCTTCTTGCAATTACAGGTTTGACAAGTAAGCGTAACATTATAACTTTCTTTTGTGCCTCCTTTACTTTTTGGGTAAATATGCTCTATTGTCATATCTTTCATGTCAAACTTATCACCGCAAATTTGACAACGACCTTTATATCTTTTATATAAATAGCGTAAGTTAGGCTTGTTCTTGGTTTGATAAACCCATTTTGCGGTTGTCAACAAAATGGTTGGAACGGGGTATAATGCATTAGAAGAAGAGAGAAATGGTTGACTCTTATAGTAAGATGCTCGAGATGAATCAATCCAATCTTCCCACAATAAAGGTTCTCCTGAGAAACTCAGAGCTTTAACAGAGGGATTTTTATGCGAAGATGATCCTGAAGATATTAATTTTCTAATACCTTCTTTTGCTGTAGTAATATTAATTGGTGTCCAGAAATGAGACAGTATTAACACTGTCCTGTCCTTGCTATCAATTAAATTCAAATTTATTTTTCTTCGTGATGTCCGCCGTTGGAAGAATTAGGTTTTTCATGAGTATAGCCCATTTTTTTCATTTTCAAATGATCTTCCATGGTCTTCGCTTTATAGCCTTTGCCTGTTTTCGGGTCATACATCATATGAGGCTTGAAATCTTCTGCAGCATAATCCTTTTTCATTTTTTTAGATTGAGCTTTTTTAATAGCTTCTTTTGACGGGTAATCTTTATCTCCTGGCTTTGCAGCTTTATAGTTTTTGCCCATTCTTTTTTTCTTTTTTTGAATATTTTCCCAGAGTCCTGCATCAGAAGTTTCTCCTTGTTTTTTAAGAATTGCATCTTGGATTGGCTTAGGTAATTTTTTTTGCTTTTCAGTTAAACCCGCTTCTCCTTTTTCGTATAAAGAGCTTTTCATTTTTTTGTATTGCATTGCGCATGCAGCATAAGTTTTATCTTTATCCATCCCAGCTGTATTAACAAGATCTTCATCGTATTTTGAGCAATGATCCATGAACGCTTTTTCCATGTAATCTGAGGAAGCTTCTGTAGACTCTTCAATTTCTTCGCCTTTTGTATAATCTGTTACGCTTTTTTTGCGTTCCCACATTTTACAGCTCCAATAACGAGCTTTTGTTTTTGGACCAGGGTTTTCGCAATTATGTCTTGCTCGAAAACTTTTACGTCTATTCGGGTCGTCGCGCTTAATTTCCATATTTGGATCACCAAAATTAACTTTAACAACATTACCTTTTTCGTTTTTTACATAGACTGAAAACTTTTTGGGGCCTTTTGGAGTTCTGAATGGTTTATTTAATTTTTTACCTTCATTAGCTTTTTTAGCCCAGCTTTCTTCGTCGATTATTTCTTCAAAGCCAAGTTCTTCTATATCAATAAAAATTGTACTCCACATTTCATCTGTGAATTCTGGATCTTCTTGTAATTGATTATTATAGATATCTAACTTAGCCTGAATAAAATCTTCTTCTGTGAATAGATTGATTTCATCTCTTATTCCATCATCTATTAAAACATTCGCCGAAGCCTTGGAAATATCTTGATCAGCTTTTCTGTAGCTATCTTTTACTTTTCCACCTCTAACCATTTTGAGAAACATATTTACTCTTGCCATTGCCCATTGACCTCTAGTTTTTCCGGGTCTATGACTAGAAGAAAAAGCTCCAGCTCCTCTGCGATATACTTTTTTAAGTTGAGATAAAGTTACTTTTTTACTGTATTTGTCATTATGCTCTTTAACTTTTGTTTTTAAAGCTTCTACAACTTTATCAGAGAAAGTGATCGAGCTGCCTTTTTTGGCTGCACTTCCAGGTTTGTTCTTGCTGGAACCTTTGCGTTTTTCGGATTTTTTTGCGGGTGTTTGCGCAGAACTTTTCGGTCCTGGACGTTTTGCTGAATAAGAGTCTTCTTTCATAATTATGTGTTACACAATAAATTGTAATCATTCTCGTACATTTTTTGCACTAATTTTTTAAAATTTGTTTTTCTTTTCCATCCTAATTCTTTTTCTGCTAAAGATGGATCTCCGCATAATTTGTGAACTTCTGCTGGTCGATAAAATTTTGGGTTAACTTCAAATAGTATTTCTTTGTTTTCTGTAAGATATTTTTCTTCTTCATTTTTACCCGATTTAACATATTTAATATTAGCGCAACTTAAAGCTTCTTCAAGAAATTCTCTTACGCTATGCATTTCACCGCTTCCAAGCACATAATTTTTTGGACGATCTTGATTAAGCATTAACCAAACCCCGTCCATGAAATCTTCTGCGTCGCTCCAGTCTCTCTTGGCTTCAATATTTCCTAAAGTAAGAGGCGTTATTTTTTGATTGTTTTCTATTTGAGTTTTTATTTTTGCAATACCATGAGTGATTTTTCTAGTAACAAAATCTAATCCGCGCCTTTTCCCTTCGTGATTGAATAACCAACCTTGTATAGCATATAAACCATAAGACTCTCTGTAGACCCTAACAATATGTCTCGCAGCACATTTCGCCGCACCATAAGGAGATTGAGGTAACAGTGGATGAGATTCATTTTGGGGAGAGAAAACTACATCGCCAAATTCTTCACTGCTTCCAGCATTGTAAAATCTACAGTGCGGAGAGAACCTTCTAATTGATTCTAAAATATGTAGCACTGCATTAGAATCTGTTTCCCATGTTTGTATTGGATAGTTCCAACTTCCAGCTACAAAAGACTGTGCAGCAAAGTTGATAAAAAAATCTGGTTGTAAATCAATGACTATATCACGAATACTATGTGCGTCGTTTAAATCCATGTCAATCAACTCAAATCGCGGTTCATTTTGTAAGTGCAAAATATTTTCGTGATTTTTGACACTTAAGCGTCGTGCCGTGCCATAGATTTTATGATCTGTGTTTTGCAGAAGATAGTCTACCATGTGACTACCGTCTTGACCTGTTACTCCTGTTACTAAAACTTTTTTCATTTTAATTTTAAAATTGAATTTATTGTGTTATCTGTCATGGGTGTTGGCAATGAGTTTTCTTCTATATTAAAAAATCCCCATTCATCGTGTTCAAAAAAATCTTGAGCTTTTTCGTTTGGAAAGGTTAAGTCATTTAATGACGCGTGGAAAACTGCAAATTTATTTTCTTCGTCCATATTATAAGAAGTTAAAAACTTTACATCTTTTTCATTTAAATCTATCAAGGTCTCTTCGTAAACTTCTCTTATGGCTCCTACTTTTGGATCTTCCGATGCTTCGATTAATCCGCAGGGCATAGACCAATATCCTTGAAAGCTTGCCGCAAAAGAACTTCTTCTGCCGAGAAGAATGAGTTTTCCAAAAGTTAAAATAATTCCTGCCGCTTTATACATCTAAAAAATCATCTAGTTTTTGTTTGTTTTCCCAGTGCGGACAGCCTTCATAATTCATTTTTACAATTTCGTCTCCATCTTCAGGTTCAAGGTCGTGTCTCGAATCAACAAATGCAGTTTTTTTAATTTTCCCTTCGGAATCTTTTAAAGCATAGTATTCCATAGGCTTGCGATATGGACAAATAAAAGCTTTTATGGGTTCTCCATTTTTATCTAAAATCGGTTCGCCTTTAGACATTTTATATCCATCTTTTCCGCAGGCTAAGGGGCCGCCAAACGTTCCATCTTTAGGAAAATCTTGTAGAGCTGCAAAATTTGATTTAGCAGTCTCTTCATCAAAATTATCTAAGTATTCTTGAAATTGAGTTAGTTGATATTCAAAACCCTCAAGCTCTTCTTGGGTAATCTTATCCATTTTTACATAACCTTTTCCATAGTTTCCAAGCAAGTCTTTATCTAAGTCAAATCTTAAAAACAAAAATTCGCTTTGTGGATTTGTTTCAGGCATAAGATGTTTAACTGCCAAACAATAAATTAAGTTTTGTAAATTATCTGTTATATCTTTACCTTTAAAAACTGATTTGCTACTTTTGAAGTCTCTGATGATTACAGAGTTATCTTTATAGACAAACAGTTTATCGATATAACCTCTTATTGCGTATCTTACATTTTTCTCAGGTTTATTTATTTCGAGGTCAAAAAATTGCTCAGACTCCGCCTTAACAGGTTTATCTTCGATGTCTCCAAAAAAATCACACCTCAAGCCATTAACTATCATTTCGTCAATCAATTCTAGGTTTTCAGAATCATTTACAGATAGTTCTTCAGCTTCTTTTTTTACTTGAGATGCTACAGCTTTAGTGTTCCATATTGTGCCATCTTCTATAATTTGATTAAATTCTTTTTTATGTTTAGTTCCCAATAACTCAAATACATTGTGGCAAATAGTTCCTCTGCTTGATCCGTCATTGCCTGTATCTGGGAGTTTTAATTTATAATTGCACCAATATGTCCAGCTGCATGTTTGCGCGGTTTTAATTCTACTTGCGGAAAGTTTTGTTAATTCACTCATCTAATAATATTGATTGGTTTTTTAATAAGGATTTCGGCAAGTGTTTTTGTAATTTTGTAATTTTTTCTAAAATAAATTTTTGCTGTTCTTTTGGGTTTATTGATAATAGTTTTTTTTCCCACTTTTTAAAATCTTCTTTATTCATTTCTCCGAAATCTTTTGCAGTTGGAAGACATATAGATATATTCTCAGGGCTATAATAATTTAATAGCTTCAGATAATTTTTTATACTAGCTTCTAAACCCCTGTTTCTTTCTGAGGAAGCATCATTGTTTAACCCAAGAATAATTCTTGGATTGTTTATTGATAAAGTTGCGCAAATTAATTTACTTGATACATCAAGACCAAAAGTTACTAAAACATTATGATATCCAAATTCATTAAGTTTAAGTAGGTCCCCAATACTCTCAACAAATATTACATAGCCTTTGGATTCAATTTCTTGTTTGGTTTTGTCGTTTGTATATAGTGGGTATATCCATGATTTTTTACGACCTACATGCTTCCATTTCGGCCTGCCTTCTATAGTAGTCATATCTCTTCCTGAGAAACCGTGTATTTGTCCGTGTTCATTGTAAATCGGGAAAACAAATCTTTTATTAAGTTTTCCGTTTGTTGCGAATCCACCTTTTAGGTTTTTAAGATTTTCCGAACTGATACCTTTATCATTGTAAAATTTATAATGAGGTAACAATTTTTTAAGACATTCTTCTGGGTATATTTCTTCCATTTCTAATTTTTCTGAATTTTGTATTCTGTTGTATGTATCTCCAAGATTATCTTCATCAATAAATTTTTTAACTTCGCTTTTATCATTGGTTCCAAGAGTAATTTCCACTAATCTCTGAAAAGGAGAGAAGGATGAATTTTGTACGTGATCTTTCCATACTCCGGTATTTTTATAGATTTGTATAGCAGTTTTATTGTCGCCATTTCTGAAAATAGCATTAGTCTGCCAATACGAGCCTCTGTCGGATAATTTGTAACCCAACTCAAGTAGGGAGTCTTTTATTTTTTCTGGACTCATTAGATATTTGGGATTTCATCGGTCATGCCTTCGAGCAAGCCAACGCCTTCAGAGTCCATATGCTCAACCATATCTTGAAGATCTCCTCTTTCTTCAATATTAAAATTTTCCATATGCAAGTTGATGTAATTCTTTTTCTTGCTTCCGTCAGGCATTTCGATAGGCTGTAAAGCTCTATGCACATCTTGACCTAACCATCTGTATTTTAATGAAATGAATTTATGAGTGCCGAAACCTTCAGGTTCTGATTGGATTTCGTCCATGGTTTTTTGCCGAAGTAAAAACAAGTGAGAGCAGAACTGAGTGATTTGGTCAGATAGGGATACAATACTTTCATCATCTACCACATTTTCAGATCTTCTGTTATTTGTAATTCCTAACCTATTACTTTGAACACTAGTCAGCATTGAGATAGTTGGTCCATCAGAAAAGCATAATTCTTTATTTATTAACTGTTTAAATTTATCAACCATTCTGCCCACAACTTCCCAAGAGCTAGATCCATTTTGTCTTTCGTAAGTTGTTTTAATGTAGTCAAAGCTAAATATCATCTTATTACCTCGCCCAACTTCAGAAAAATAAAATCTTCTGATAATATTCAACATACTGTCTATGCTGTGACCTGCAACATTGTAATAGTAAAACTTTAAGTTTTTTATTTTAAGCCAAGTATTTCTAACTTTATCTACAATTTCTTGCCCAGCCTGCCTCCATCTTCCGGTTTCAAGTAAATGCATTGGTACTCCAGATAGAGCGGAGCATTGGCGAACAATCAATTCTTCTTTGCTCATTTCCCCGTTATCAAAATGAAGTATTGGCACATTATTGTTTAAGCTTGAAACTTTTGTGCAGAAATCCATACAAAATTGAGTCTTACCTACTCCAGCTCTTGCAACAACTACTGTTATATTTCCTGGTCGTAAAAGCGAGCCATAAAGCTGATTAACTCTTTCGTGAGGCCCCATTAAGCCAAATTGATCAATTGGATTATTACCTCTTTCTTCAATAAAATTTTCCATATCATCAAAAAGATTTTCAGGTTTATTCGATCCAATTTCATAGAGATTGACTTTACCGTTGTGTATTTTATCTGCCTGAGACACAATCTCATCAAAAGATGCGCTTGATGCAATTGTTTTCATGTTTTTTGCGACCTCTAGAGATGCATCGTGAATCTCTCTCCTAACAGTCATTTTCTTTAATTCTTGAGCAGTTTTAACTACGCCATCTTTTGATATCTGTCTTAATGATAAAGCCTTAATGTAGTCCGCGATATTAATATTGTCTTCGAATGATATATTTAAAGACTGAACTCTCTGAGCTAATAGCACTTCATCTAAAGAGTCTCCTTGTTCTAGGGCTTGCCGCAAGATAGAGAAAATTGTTTTATTAACTATCGAATGTTTGTCGTAAAAATCGCCTTGATCTATAAATGCTGCGATTAGTGGATATGTTTCTGGGTACTTTATCAGCCCAGATAATAAGTGTTGTTCTATTTCGTATGAGTATACCATGTTCTAATGGTATCACTAATACGTTTTGAAGTCAAGAATTTTCTTCGTCAGTTGGAAAATCAATACTCAAATCTTGGCAGCTCATTTGCTCTAAGTATTGTTCAAGAGCTTTCCTTAGTCCCATTTCTACGATAGGAGACTGGGTCTTGGTTATTATTGATGGAGAACCTTCTTGGTTGACATATGCCAAGACAAAGCCGCTATCTCCATCTGTAAATCCACTAAATTCAAACAATTGACGTAATATATTATCTGGTAAATTAAATTGACCTAAATTTTCTGGATCAAGATTTTCGTCATTCATATATATTATAATACACTATTTATAGAATGACTCCATGTTTCTTGAAAAAAACTTTATTTAATTCTTCTGTAGAGTATATTTCTATCAATTGAATGTCATTGATTTCGCAGAATTTTAATTTATCTCTATCTCTGGAAAGTTGATTAATATAGTTAATTCTATTGCCTCCATGAAAGAAGGGTACATATCTTGTATGTTGTGCGCCTTGAACTTCTATTGCTATTTTTTTATTAGCATTATAAAAATCTAAAGATAGTTTTGTGCCTGCAACAGGAAATTCTTCGAAAACGATATGATGTCCCCAAAAGTCTTGAAGGAATTGTTTGGTTTCAAACTGAATATTACTTTTGCTTTTGGCTTGCCAGTCTATCAAATAGTTTTTCGATTTCTTTACGCTTCGGATTGCACCGTTTAATGTCTTAAAGCGCATTTGTTAATTTTTGAAAATCTTCGTAGAGGAAATTGCAGAGGGTTTCGTTTTCTTCTAGATATTCAATCAGTTTAGGTTCTCCTTGTATTTTTTCAATCATTTCTACATCTTTTTCCTTAAGTTCATTGATAAAATCTTCTGACACAGTAATCCAAGCGCCTTTCTTTTCTATAAGATTAAAAAGATATAACATATCCAATATCTCTCTGGCTCTCCATACTGAGTTGCCATTTTTCTGACCATATTTAATTGGGTATTTTACCCCAGAACCTGTTTTTTCATTGACACTTTTTCTGAATTTTATTTTACAATAATGTCCTGCAGGACTGCCTTTATCTTCAAGCTTAGCTGCTGAAGGGTTTGGAAAAATAATATCTGAATTATACCTTTCTTCAAACTCTAATATAAAGTTGGCGTAGTGCTTGATTGCGTTTCCACCTGCTTGCTTAACCTTTGGTCCGCCTCTAGATGCATATGGATTTGTAGCTACTTCTACGCGGACTTGACTGGTTAAAATCATTGTGTGCCCCATTTTTGTAATAGGTAGAACCATTTTCTTTAAAAACACAGAAGTGATTAAAGCTCCTCCTGCTACCTGCTCTGATTCTGCAAATGGTTTATCTATGTCGCCTATTCTGCATAATGCATCTACGCTATCAACGATAAACATATACCTTTTATCTTCTTCATTATGAAAGACTAACTCTCTTATCAATTCGAAAACTTTTTCAAAAATATTACAATCAAATACAAAAAATTTTTCTGGGTCAGTGTCAATCCCAGATCTCTCTATCATCTCTGGACTAAATCTGCCTTCACTTTTTATGTAGATAATCATTCCTTTATCTTTAAAATGCTTCTGAAAGTTTCGAGCAAAAGCCATCGCGCAACTAGTTTTTCCACCCTCATTAATGCCTGTAAATCGATGCGCTCCGCTAGGGAGTCCTCCTCCTAATGCTATATCAAGATTTAAGCTTCCGCTGGAAATTTTGTAATCTTCAGATTCGTGAAAGTTATAGTGGTACTTTTTATTGTCTTTATCTGAAAGAAAGCTTGCGATTTGATCTGTTGTACTGATTTGTTTTTCTTTTGTTTTACTCATCTATAAATTGTCTAATTGATTTTGGTTTTTTCGATAAAATTTTATCTTCTCCAGTTTTTTCGCCAAGAATAATATCTTGCCTTGGGGGTATGACATAATTGAATTCATTGTACTTTTTGCGCAGCAGAGTTATTCCATTGGCTGCTTTAAGTATCGCTAATGAAGGTACTTTTTGTATTTGAACTTTTTGCCAGAAATCTTGATTTGGAAATATTTCCATCAAAGAGTTAAGTAATTTCATTTCTCTAGCCCAAAACATCCTCTTTTGAGTCGAGGGCTCTTGAACTAATCTCTTGATTACATTTCTCTTGTTAAACTTTGGCACTATACAACAGTACCATGTAAGTTAAGTGAAGTCAAGCTTATTTTTGAAAGCTGTATTCTGGTTTAACCTTTTTTAATTCTCTGTTGCTTGTTCTAATATCTATTCTAGACGATATAGCTTTTTCGAAAGAAGCTGAAAATGAATCGGGCTGTATGTTGATAGCCTCAATTTCTTTTGCGATTCCTTGCATGGTTTTAATTTGATCGTCAGAGAAAGGTTCGAATTTTGAAAATTGATGGTATCCTCCTATAGAGCTTTTTATTCTAAGCATAAACCTGCCGCCGCCTATATCATTCATGAAAATTATTGAGCCAGAGTTTTTCTTTAAAGATTCTTCGAGTAATTTATTTTTCTGATTTTTTAACTCATTAACTTGGTTTTCTAAAGTTTTATTTTGAGATTTATTTATTTTAAGCATTTGATTTTCTTGAGATAAATTTTGCATTTCTTCTTTTAGTTCTTCGAAATTATTTTCTATAGAATTGCATTCTATTTTTATTGATTGTATTTCTTTTTTATTTTCTTCGTGTTTACCTAAGACAGATTTAATTTCTCTTGCGCTTTTTTGAACTTCTTCGGCGTTTTTAAATAATTGTTTTTTATCTTCTTTTAATTGAATGATTTGCGTTTCTAAATTTTGTTTTTCTTCGCTGAGTGTTTCAATGTCTTTAGATATACCCGCAGTTTCTTCTTGATTGATAATCGATTTTTCAACTTCAAGTTTTAACTTCCTTGCGGATTCTTTATTTTTAGAAATTTCTTGTTTATATTTTTCAATTTGATTTTCGTGAAGTTCTACGATTTTTTGCTCTTCTTCTAAATCTTTTTTTCTTTCATTCAATTCAAATTCTTTATCCTCTAAATTCTTATGTTTTAGTTCAATTTCATTGATTTTTTCAAGATATAATGACTCATCCATTGCCATTTTGGGAAATTTCTTAGAAAGAGATATGTGAGCCGCAAGAACTAATAGAACTGCTAGTGGGTCAAATACAAAAATCAATATAACTATAACTATTCTTACAGCTTTGCCGATATCAAAATCAAGTCCAGTAAAGTCTGCGATTAATTCTGCTACATATTTAATAGGCCCGACTTCAGCCTCTAGCTGTCTTGATCCATCATCAAGATCAAATTTTTGCTTTTCTAGTTCATCAATTTTATCAAGAGCATTAGATATATTAGCGTTCAACTCTTCAATCTTATTTTCAACATTTTCAGGTTTTTCAAAACCTATGCTCTGATAATCTTGTATTCTTTTTCTTATATCAGATATTAATGCGGACGTTTCGTTTCGGTATTTAGAAATGCGAGCTTCAATATCGGATTTTTTCGAAGCAAGTTCCTCTCTTTCTTGAGCTTGTTCGTTTGTGATTTTTTCTAGCTCTTTTGTTTTATTTGAGAATAATCCTCCGGATTTATTTTTTACTACATTTAATTGTTCATTTAATTCATTAATTCTTAATTGTATAGGTTCAAGCATTTTACTATCTAATGCAATATCTTTTTCTAATTGAGAGCTTAACTGATTTATTTTATCTTGTTCTAATTTAATGTTTTCAGAACTCTGATCGCTTCTGTTTTTATTTTTATTCTCATTTTGTGAGATTAATTCTTTTTGCCTTTTAATATAATCGTTTTCTCGAGCTATTTTAGATTCAACTTGAGTAACTAAAGCATTCGCTTTTTCAGCGTGTTGTTCGTGCTCGATATGAGATTTAGATAAAAAGCCAAAAATACCCATACTTGTAATTCCCATAAGAACTATGATTGCTCCAAATAAATATATTTTTAATGTGATTGGCGCAGTTTTCCAGTTTTTATGCAACCATATAGCAGCAATTATTTTACCGACTTCTAGCACGGCGCCCATTGCTATAACTGCCTCTATAGAGCCTGGGAAGATTGTAGCTAAACCAATTATACTAAAATAGGCCGCTATCAGTGAAATACTTAAAGCTGAAATTAATGTTGTTATTGCAAAAATCATGATATTTTGTAGTTTGAGTTTGGAGGTTGTTTTTTATTGGTATCATCTATAGTTGAGATATCTTCGCGATTTGAGTTTGCGTAGAAACCGCCATTGTCGTTGCCATAATAACCTTCTTGACCCTTTTTAGCTAGCGGGTCAACTTTTTGTTGTGAAGGG